ATCAGAAGCATCCCAAAGGCCACTTGTTGATGACGTTATAACAGCCATCAGGCCACCTCACTTACCGTACTTATCGCATCGCCTGTTGATGTGACCATCTATCCTTCAGCCTCCTCCCAGGACGTTTAAAATAATTTCTATGCCAGCAACTACTAAGGCTGCTGTGCCCCCTGTATATCCTACGAGCTGTCTATTCGTTAGAGTGGGCATCCCACTCTCAAACTTCTCGTGGTGGTACAAATGATTTGTCATCTTTGTACGTAAAACTGTCGTATCTTCCTTAACTTCTACGAACTCATCCCTAAGCTCGTGAAAGTCTTCACTAAGCTTCTTCAGACGCTCGTCAATTCGTATGACGCATTCGGCCAGTTTCGCGGGGTCCAATCTCGGACCTCCTAAGCGAATTCACCGACTACGTATACTTTACATTTATCAGTTCCATCACCATCATCTACAAGTGCTCCGTCTGATGCGACTGCAACGGCTATCATTCCACCTGTTGCGGTCAACTTCGAAACGTCGCACGTTCCATTTGCTATAGTTATGTTACTGCCTTCCTGAACCCAGCCATATTCGGCTACTGTAGCCGCTGCATCAAGACGTAGCGTGGTTGCGGTAGTTATTGCTGCCGCTGCTGCATCTCTTAATGCGACTGTGGGTTGAGGGGGGCACGACCATATTTGTCCCGTCAATGTTTGTCCAGTGTCAGTATTTGCTATATATATGGACATATTCTTATACTTATTCATATCAAGTATGATTGTGTCCGTATCTGCATCTGCTGATTGTGTTTTTACACTGGCGTAAGGGTCTATGAGAATTGAATAGGTAGAACCTCCACCTGCTCCAATTTGCTCATTTCCTAAACCAGCTCCATCTGTCGTTTCGAAATATGCTGCGAGCTCTTTAGTACCGGACCATCTTGGTCCGAATGATTTGCTTTTGTATATTGTACAACTTGCCATAATTTTTTCCTCCCTAAACTATGTTAGTGTTTAACTGTTATTTACGTTGTCGACTAATTTGAAAACTAGTGTTACGATACCTTCAACTGAACCGTTGAGACCAGTAGTGAGCATATTTAAGATTTCTCCTGCTCCAATGTACTGTCCACCATCGGTTACGGGTGTGAGCGTAAATAATTCCGCTGCACCACCATCAACTGCTCCTGCGTCGGTCATTAAATCGTCCGCAGTTTCAGCTATATCGTCCCATTTTTCGATTGCAACTGTACCGTTTGTTCCTTCATCTCCGCGAATATTTACGTAAGCTTTTACAAGCTCCATATCGTATGCGGCTACACCTAAGTGGTGGTCGCCAGCATTTGTATTTGCGACTGAAATGCTGTAAACGATTGTACTAGCTCTTTCGATTGTGTTCGCTAAGGTTCGACGTGCCGTAACTTTGTTAAGGCGTATGTCGCTAATTTTCTTATAGTCACTCCAAGTTGAGTCTAATGCCATTTGAGTTTCTCCTTTTTTTTTCTGAAGGGCTTACACTAACCCTGAAGGGCTAGTGCTTACCCAAATTTATTGTCTTCCTCAGTCTCTGACTTGCAAGACAGCCAATGCTAGCGGCTCAACAACCACAGTTCCACGGGTGTAGAACATCTGATAGTGGAAGTCGTGCGTAGCATCATCCATATATGAATGGAAAGACATATTATTCGTTACCGGGAATTCCGTGGAGAAACTCTGATAAGTTTGTCCAACTGGGTTATTCCTGTCAAGCGCCATAATATATCCGTCTCCCGCCGTGGTAGGGAATCCAGCAACGTTCTTAAGGCCGTGGAATGTAATTCCAGCGACATTAGAAGCCTGGAACCCACCTAGTGGGTCGCGTACCCAATCTGCGCCAATTTCAGTACAGAACGTACTGAGAAGGTGAAGATCACGGTAACGCATATAAACGTCCGTCATACTATAGTTGTAGCCATCCTGGTCCTCAAAGACAGTCTGGAGATCAAGTATGTCCCTTATCGGGTTTGCATCAGCTTCATCCCAGTAATAGGTTGAATCCAATTTACCTGTAAGGTGCCCAACTGTGGTCTCAGTACCGAAATCTGTCGAATGAGACATAATGTCTTCCATTCCAGTATCATCCGTATTGGTGACACTGAAAGTATTCGTCATAGTCGCTACCATTTCCGCGTTGATTTGTTCAGCCAGCCAGTAAGCTACACGTCGGCGCGTCCTAGCGAGCGGATCAATCTTGAGCCTCTCGTGGTCGTGCCTTGCGGCTTCTGTTAGCTTGAACGCTACACCTCTAGCTTGGAGTACTCCTACAGCCATCTCGAGTGGAGATACGCTTACATAGGCGAACTCTGCGCCGTCTGCCCTTAGTGGGGCATACTCTTTCTTTACGTCGGTCCCTGCGCTTCCGCGAGTTCCCGAGGTTCCATCTGTCGTTTCTATCTGGTACGAGAAAGTTGTTGCATCGACGGTCTGCTTAGGCATAATATCGTCGAAAATCAACAAGCTATCTAGTAATTCGTCAAGGTCCCGTGCTTGGAATTCTGGCCGAAGGAACGAATCCTTCGGTAGAATACCAGCCAAGGAATTTGTATATGTTTCTCTTAGTGCCATAATTAAACTCCTTAGACCGTCCCGTGGCCATAAACATCAGCGTCTGAACCGCCTTTGGTCTGGACAAATCCAATACCAATGAGTGCGTTCTCTGCGTCCGTTTCAGCATTATGGAAAGAGAAACACCCAGTATCAAAGTCAGTTCCTGCATCAGAGAAAGCGTTTTCGCTAACATCATAATCTACAGGTGAACCACTTGTAATGGCTGTTGATTCCACATTTGCCTTAAAGGCCATTGTTACACTAGGCATTACCACCGTTGCTACACGGTACCAGCCTTTTTCTAAGTTTCCAGCTGAACCGTCCGCCCAAGTGCTGTGTGAACCAGAGGACGTTGGGATTTTATGCCAAACCGGTTGTGATTTGACAATTCCAATCCATCCTGTGGTTGCATCAGCCAACTGGACTACGGGTAGTCCGTTACAGTCATCGTAGTCATTGTAAGCGTCAACGTGGATTCCCACGAAGTTGCCCTCTTTGATTTCCGTGCCGAGCGTGAATGATAATCTTCCTAGTGCGCCGTTCTCGACGAATACTGAGGTACCAGCAGTTGCAGTGATTGTTCCTTCGTAAAGAATACAAGTGAGTTCTAATCCCCCACCATATAATCCTGCTTTGTCTACCATTTTTAATTACCTCTATTTCTTGCTTGGTACTAATTAATGTACCGTTCCCACTCTTCTGGGTATTTCATTCCGTTCGCTTTCGCGTGCTTAATCTTCAGAGTATAGAAGAGCTTGTCGGTCATTCTTCCTTTCTCGTCAATCCCTTCCTCTGAGCCGACCGAATCGGTCTCATTAATTACTGGAGCTTCCTCCAGACGAGTAGTGTCCTCTAACTGAGTTTGGAAATGATCAGATAACTTAGCAAACGCTTTGAGCGTATTTAAATCCAGAGCATCAACATCTTTATGAATTGATTCTGGAATTTTACCAAGATATATCTTCTTAAGTTCCTCTTCAGCAGAGGCTTTGCTGTCGACCTGAACGAGAACTTCCTCTAGTTTCTTTTCTAGTTCCGCTACCTTATCAGTAGCTTGTGTAAGTTCATCTGGGGGCTCCTCTGTAGGTTCTTCCGCCACCTCAGGTTTAGCTGGAGGCTCAACTTCAGTTTTCACTGGAGCTTCCTCCTCTGTTTTTGTTTCTTCGGCTTTTTCCGTTTCCTCGGCCATATTTAATTCACCTGCATACATTGGGACCGAAAATCTGTCATTGGGTTTCTCTGGTCCCACCGAGTTGCCCATAGGTTCGTTTTCCTTCATTAGTCCAAGTCCAACTGGAGTATAATAATCGATTAGGTTATTCTCCAATACGTCGTCCTGGTTGACATCTATTTCAATCGAAGGCAACACTGCGCCCGATTTGATGTCCGACAATAATTCATTGTCATCTGAACGAACCTTTAAATACAAACCACGATCTACGTCAAATTTAGCTTCGCTAATCTGAATAGACTTCTGCAGGTCTGGTTTGTGGTCCATATGTCCTTCCGCTACTTTCAACCACTGCGGCAGCGACGCCATATGTGCAGTGGGGTCGACAAGGTATCTTTCCCCTTCTAGTCCTCTAAGCCTGGTATCAGGTTCTGACGCGAGTATCCATACCCCGTCGTCTCCCCCATATAAATGAAGAACACTTTCGTTGCCCTTCTTTCCCGCAACTTTGGTTCTACCGCGTTTACGCTTATTCTCAACCATAGAAGCAACTGCTTCGCCAAGTTGATTACAAGATAAATCGCGTGATTTCTTCATTTTACGCATCCAAGCAGGCATTTTGCCTGTCTGGCAGCGTTTTTGAACCGCATTTACGACTTCTACTGGCATTACGTCTCCATTTTATTATATATAGAACGCCCCACTAAAACATCATCCCGACGGTAAGTAATTACTCCTCGCCGTGGACGATCGGAAATATTTTCAATCTCCGGCTGTTTTTTGCTTTGGCTTTCCTTTTCCTTTTTTGCCTTTAAACTTTCCTTTTCCTTTTTCGCTCTTAGGCTTTTTAACTTCGACTTCTTTTTTGGCATCTTTCTTCACTCCTATTATGACGTCTTCTCTATCATCATCAAATACAATTTTCATCGCTTACCTCGCTTACGTCTTGCAGCTTTTGCTGCGTGGATTGCTTTCTCCTGTCGAACAGCACCCGCTTTGGTCTTGTGTTTTCCAAGCAAGCGTTTTCCGCTTTTGGTTCTAAGCTGATAACCTTTGCCTTTCTTCTTTACTACCATATCTATTCTTCCTGCATATCTACAAGCAATCCTACAAGAGCCTCAGTGACTTCGTGAAGTCCCTCGAGCTGCTCCGCGCGTTGCTCACAGATTTCGCATT